GCATAGCGCGCTGTTGGCAGTGTCGAGTCGATAGGATGCCTCTCTGAGCATAGGCGATTGCATCATGTCCGACAGGCTTTCGAGCGTCGTTATAAGCTCGCTGAGCGGGATGTTGCGACTCATGGCAGTTTCTCATCATCAGGGTTGCCTTCGAATGCAGGACACAACTTGTCGCCCTGCTCGCGCTCGATGATCAGCTCAAGGATTTGATTGCCGTCCGCGTCCGTGATGGAGCAGATATGCTTATCCTCATCGTAAATTGAGAGCGGTTTGACGCCCTGAGTTTCGCATTCGCCAGTGATGATTGCGTTGAACAGATCGACAATCGTCTGGGCGTTCTGTTTCGATTGGATGGTTAGTTTCATTGGTTTCTGCTGTTTTACCGTGCGGTGAAAATAGGGTTTTTACTGTCGAGTTTTATTTATACCTGCGAGTTGCATTTCCAGTTCGCGCATAACCCGTTTTCCATACGCGCGCGTGGATGATCTTTTAAGGGCTTTTGGCCCACCTTGCCAGAGCCGAGCTAAAGATTCGTCGCTGAGATGCTGGCCATAGTGCGCGAAATAGCTTTCCGCGATGAAGATCGAGATGGCGCGGTTCGTTACCTGTTGGTGCGCGTAGTGCGTCCCCATGATCCGATTCACGTCGCGGACCATGATCGATTTGATTTGAAGCGCGCCAAGCTCGCCATGACGGCCACGGGCATGATCGTTTCCGTTGGATTCGACCTGAATGAGAGCGGATAAAAGCAATGGATGCATAATTTGATGCGCGGATGCGGTTTATTCGTGGGATTTGATGATTTCACGAACCACACGCCCACCGAATCGTTTGACCAGTCGATACGCGTCACGCTTGGCGTTGCGACCTTGAAACGTGTATTCACTCCTTCCGTAAAATGCCGTCCAATAGACTTTCATAGCTGACCTTTCGCTTTCTTGATGATTTCGCGCGCGTAGTCTAGGTCTTCGTCGTCGGCCATTGGATGCGCGAGGCGTTCGAGGGCGGCGAGAAGATCGGGTGCGGAGGCGATTAGGCGAGCGTTGGCGAGCGGTTCGTCCATGTGCGGCGCAAACGCGCTGACATTGACTCGCGCAAGAACAAGTTCGCCCTGCGGATGACTCAATGACGCATCGCTTCCATCGATGACCTCAAGGACAGACAGTTTCGAGTCGAATCGATCCTCGTCGAATCGGACAAGCCAAGGGCCGGGGGTGAATTGGGGTTTCATGCGTAGATGTTCTCGGTTTCGGGGGTTTCGGCGGGGACGATTCGGAGCGTTTCAAGGAATTCGGACAGTTCGCCAAACTCATCGCGCGCGGCGAGGGCTGCGTTCCGCGTGGGGAATAGACAGGTTTCATAGGTCTGGCCGTCGTCGGATGATTCGCGGAGGTCTGACCAGCCGCCGGTTGAGGTTGAGAGTTGGATTTTGTAGCGCATGGGATTTAGGCTTTGACGGTGTACTCAGACGCGAAACGAATGCCTTCCGCGCGGCCTGATTCGCCGCCGCCAAGGACGATGCTTTCGCACGCGGAGTCGCCTAGCTGGCGCGCATAGGCGTTCCAATGCTCGCGCGCGTCGCAATGCGGGATTCCGCAGTCGCGGTGCAGGACATGCGCGAAGGAGGAGAAAAAGTCGTCGCGGACCTCGCTGACTTGATCGTCCATTCCGATTTCACGCATCAAGTCCGCTTCAAGGCGCGTCAGGCGCATGCTCGGGAGAATTCGTTCGACGACAAATACCTGCGCGTCGGCCCATAGCTCCGGTCCGGCATTCGTTTTGACGTACAGACTAAGATCGTCGAACAGATAGAACCGAGTTGCGTCAGGCCTTGGATCGTCCTGAAATGCTTCGCGGATGTTGTCGGCGAACGGCTCGAATGAGGTTTCAACAAGTTGTTGCTCCTCGTCCGTCAGGCGCGCGTCCATGCGGTAGTTGTGGTGCAGGTACGCGCGGACGGATTGCGGTAGGTCGTGCGCGTCAAATGCGCGGATTGCAGGGTCGAAAAATTGGATTTCTTGGATGATTTCGTGAATGGTTTTCATGCTTTGGATTGATTGCGGATAGATTGGCCTACCCTTTCGCGTCACGCTTTCGCATGGCGCGCGGAGGATGGGTCAGGAATCAGAACAGTTGAATGACCAGTCCTCCGTCGAATTCGACGACTTGCGTGTGGTTCTGAAGCCATTCAAGCGCGGCTTCCTCAGTGTCGTTTTCCTTTCCACTGGAGCCGTAGTCGTGCGCGGCTTTCAGCGCGGAGGGATACTCCGCCCACTCGCAGCAGATACCGATTGGATCAAGGGTGATTTCAGTTCCAGTGTCGTGTTCGAAGTCTTCGAAATGCGCGAACAAGGCGCGGCGCGCGTTGACGCTGAATTGAGTTTCGCGTCCGCAGAGGCGAAACGCTTCGACGAATTGATGGGACGTGACGGTTTGCTTCATGGGATTTTGTGCTTTTGATTCGGGATTGATTACCCGCCGGAGGCTACCCTTGCGGATAGTCTCGCGCGGGGAATCAGAGCTTGGTGATTTGATGCAATGCGGATTCAATGTCGCGCCGGAGGCCGGAACGAATTGAATCGGCCAGTTTCAATGCGGAATCCATGATTCGTTCCGCCTCGTTGCGCGCATCCAAGATAATCTTGTCACGCTCACGCATGGCATCGGCGCGCATTTCCGCGCAACGGCGCGCGCAATCCTGAATTGATGCGGAGGCTAGAATTCCCGGCGCGAAGTCCGAGCGAATATCGGATTCGATGAATGGGATTTGTTCACGGAGCCACGCGCCGCAATAGGAGCTGGAGCCTAATTTATCTGCGGCATCACTGAGGATTTGGATTTCTTGGGATTTGGATAACATGGGATTTGATTTGGATTCGTTGGGATTGAGACTTAGAAAGAGCAGCACCCGCAACACGGCGCATCCTCGCAGCGGCCGCGCGCATTACGCGTTCCCGTCCAACCGGAGGAGAGTTTGACGCACACAAGACCGGAGTTTTCGGGCATGCGGCCGGTGCATGCGTTGCAGTCTATGCGCCATGCGCGGTTGCGTTTTGAGACGGTGCCTAAGCCTGAGGGAACGTATTCGTGGCATTGGACGCATTGGCCGGGATAACGGTTGATCATTGGATTGATTGATTGAGTTTTGATTGAGACTAAAGACACGTTGCAACCTACGCTTTCGCATAGGCTGACACGTTGCTTTAACCAACGACAAAGCCCGTGGCGTCGGTCTTTGCTTTACCTTTCGCGGTCAGGCCCACAACGACACCTTTCGGATCTAGAAACCGGAGGTCGTTTTCGTCGCCATTGATGACCGGGAATCCGTTCCAATGCGTCGGTAAAGACTTTCGGAAAACGACCGCCACGTTGCCCCCACGTTTCAAGACTTCGAGACATTGCGCTTCGTTGGTTTCGGAGCGTGAAAAGGTCAGGCTGTAGTTTGACGGGAGTTTTCCATCTAGGAAGGTCAGCATGCGGTCGTAATTTTTGGTATAGTCGTAAAAACGGGTCGTTTTGAATGCTTGAATGACCGTATACCGTTCCCAACCGATATCGGATGTTCCGTTTAATCGGATGACCGGATGCATGCGCTTGGCCTTGGCCTTTCGGATGACCGAAGCCACGTTTTCGGTCAGCGTAGCAAGGAAGGCCTGACGGTCTTTGACGTAGTGGGCGGTCTTCGCGATACGGGCTTTTTGAACGCTATTGAATGCGCCACGACCAGCAGAATAGAGACAAGTCTGTCGGCATCCGTCGGATGCATGGACACACACATTGATCAGGCCTGACAGGCGGTCAGGTGCAAGGTAGAGAATTCCGGTCATGAAGCCACGCTTTTGGCCTTTGACGGTCTTGGCGTTGGTATCGATTGAGAGCAAGGATTTCATTGGATTAATGGTTTGGGGTGATGCCGAAGGAGCTTTCTAGGTAACCGACGAAGAGAACCAAAGCGACGAAAAGGGCCGCGATGGCGATGCGTTTGAGGGTGATGCGTTTCATGTGGGGGCAGACTAGGGGGAACGGAAAAGGAAGTCAAAAGAAAAGTAAAAATATTTTTAGGAAGGGGGAAAACATGGGGTTTTGCTGGGGAAAATGCGTGAAAAATTTTTGAGAGTGGAACGACTGGCGAAGTCAAAAATCGATTTTTGAGGCGGGGAAACGTGGTGGGGAAAGCAAGTTGCCGAAACCTACCTTGCTTGGCAAAGTACCTTGTATGACAGAGAACCAATGGAATCAGGCCAAAGCCCTTTACCTATCGGGAAAGACTTGGAAAGCAATCGGAAGCGAATTGAGGCTAAACTTTGCAACGCTGACCAGCAAGGCGAGCAAGGAAGGAATCACCAAGGTGAAGCGGGAAATGCGAAACACTATTTCCTCAAAGGAAAGTGTTTCATTGGAAAGTCTGTCTGCGCTTGTCCGCTCTAAGCTCGCGGCTGATGCCGCCAGCACGTTGGAAAGGATCGATAGCTACGCATTGGACGGGATAAAGGACGAAAGCGTGAGAGAGACTATCCTTGGAAGCGTGGCGAAGCGTAGTGCGTTGGTATTCGGATGGAGCGAACAAGGGGAACAAGCGTCCGTCTCAATCAATCTACTCGGATCGATGCCTGACAGAATCGCGGAGGTGCAAGTCGTGAGCGAATCCGAAACAAAGTAAACATAACAGTGATTGTACGCGACGGGCGGACTAATGGGCTGGATTAGATGAGCTAATGACAGAAAAGGATTGTTTTTCCTAGGGGTTGGCACACTTTTTGACTGGCAGGGTGGCACCCCTTTTGCGGGTGGGCTTCGTTTACGATACCCCCTCAAAAATTTTCCGCCTTTTTGACCATGCTAAATAAAATCAAAATTGGTCAAAGTATTTCTCTATCAACAGCGGAGCGCAAGCTCGCCCATTTCGTAGCCAAGAATCGAAATGGTAAGAATCGATATTTCAATGTGGTGAACCTGAAGATCAGCGCGGAAGATCCGCATACGGTTGATCTTGAGGGAATCTGCGGCGAGTTAGCTTTCTGCAAGCTGTTCAATGTTTATCCTGATCTGGATACGGATCGTAATCCTCCGCATCCGCTCTATGACGCGATTGTCCCGCCACCACCGGGATTTTGCATCGATGTAAAAACGACCAAGTATGACAATGGAAAGCTATTGGTCGATGCGCGCAAAGGATCGAAAACCGACGGAGTGGATTTCTACGCTCTGATGACGGGAACCTTCCCAGGTCCGTACACATTCCGTGGAGTCATCGCGAAGGAGCATATCATTCAACCTCACAAACTTGGCCTACTTTGTGGATACAAGAGCTACATGGCAGAGCAGTCGGAGCTGACCGATGAGTTTGAGGCCAATTACTAATTGTGATTGACACTTTAGTCACCCTTATGCGTCAGTGCGCGTAACGACCTTAAGCAATGCGGAGGCTTGGTCAGCCATCGCAAAACCGTCTAAGCGGCAATGACACTCCGCAGGTAGCAGGTTGGATAATCAGCCACCGTGTGGTGGATAGATGGCCAACCATAACGCAGATAACGTCGGTTAATTTCATAATCTCATGGCTTGTCCTAATGTCTTCAACGCCTTCGCGGTGGCTACCGAGTCGCTCGCTCAGGACGTTTATAAACGCGCCTCGTACCGCTCGATGTGGCTCAACATGATCGAGCGCGGCGAGTATCCCCAGGGTACTGGTCTGACCCAGACCTCGTTCACCACCACCTCCATCGAGCCGACTGCGGCTGAGGAGTGGTCGGCCATCACGCTCGCCAGCGGCAATCCCGGCGATAACGCTGGCGCTTGCGATGTCACCTACAACGACGTTCCGGTCGGCTACAATGCCGTTACCTGGAGTCCTGAGCGTTTCGCCCTCAAAGGTCCGCTCTTGTGTAAGGATGATCTGACCTTCGATCATCGCGTCGAGGCGTTCTTGCGTGTGTACTTGGAGAAGCTCTCCATCCGCGCGCAGCGTTCTTGGGAAACCCGTTACCAGAACATGTTCGCCAAGTATGCCATCAAGGCTGTGGCCGACTCGTCCTTCACTCAGGTTGAGACGATTCCGTCTGGCGTGAATGAGCTGCCCTGGATTCAGACCGGCTCCGTTGGTCAGGCGCTCAATCAGTCCACCTCCGAGCTTACGCAGGAGATGCTCGATGTGGCTGCTGCCACCCTGATCCGTAACGGTGCTACCAATCCTGATAGCTCTGGCTTCATCAGCTACAGCAGCGACGGCCCGGTGTTCCCGCTCTACATCGGTCTGGAGGCTTCGCAGCGCATCGCTCAGAACAACCCCGCGTTCCGTGAGGATCTGCGTCAGGCTGATATGGGCAGCGGCAGCGGCGCTGAGTTGCTCAAGCGCATTGGTGCGAACCGGGTCATCAAGAACTTCCGGCACGTTCCGAATCTGTTCCCGCCCCGCTTCACCTACGCTGGCGGCAAGTACACGCTGGTTCAGCCGTTCACCAGCGCCAATGGCACTAAGGGTACGGTGTTCAGCGTCAACTCGAGCTGGACGACCGCCCCGTACGAGGCTGCGTTCGTTGTCACCCCGTATGTGTTCAAGTCGCACATCGTGCGTCCTGTGAACCGTGTTGGTGATTTGAGCTGGATGCCGACCAACTACATGGGCGAGTGGCAGTGGGTGACTGGCGCGTACAAGCTCGATGTGGATTGCGCCGATCCTCTGGAGAAGAAGGGTCAGCACTACGCTGAGTTCATTCACGCGCCCGAGCCGATTTTCACGAATCAGGGCATGACGATCATCTTCCGTCGTTGCACCGGCGCTTTGACCACGATCATCTGCTCGTAATTCGAGCTGGCGATTGACACAAACTCCGTCATGGGTTACACCTGTGGCGGAGTTTTTCATGCACACATCAAGAGGAACAAAGCGCGACGACGGGATGATTTTCTGGGGTTTTTGTGGAAAGAATCCTGATGGAAGCCCATTCCAATACTGGGTTACACCTGAAGTTTTTGAAGAAAACAGACGGAAAAGCATCGAAAGACTTAAAAATCGATACAGCTCGATGAAGCATGAGTACGCTGAAAATCAGCGTCAGTATCGGATCAAAAATGCAGATGCGATACGCGAGCGCCGAAAACTCTACCGCGCCAAAAACGCCGAGAAAATCAAGCTGGCCAAGCAGAAGTACGGCACAGAAAACCGAGACAAAATCTCCAAGGCGCTTGCTAAGCGTAGAGCTGGAAACCCGATTGTTAGGTTGGCCAACTCAATGCGTCGCTCAATCAGGCGATATCTTGACGTTAGCCAGAAAGGCGAGATGAGCAGCTTCGAAATCATCGGCTGTTCAAGGGACGGTCTTCGCAAGCATCTGGAATCGAAATTCAAAGATGGTATGACCTGGGAGAACTACGGAAAGCACTGGCACATCGACCACATCGTTCCGCTGATTTCCGCGAAATCGCCAGAGGAAGTGAAGAAGCTCTGCCACTGGACAAATCTTCAGCCGCTCACAGCATTCGAAAACATTTCAAAAGGTTCAAAAATGCCCCTTGCCATCGACGCATCCTCGTCTCAATCTATCGACCGGATTATCTCATAGGTTGTTTGTCTCACAGCTCCGTTGTTGGAGCAGCCCCTCATCGGCCCGAAAGGCTGGTGGGGGGTTTTTGATTGACATACATGCCATGAGTCTGATGCTCGCTTCATGCCGGTATTTACCATTCCCAAAGGCGTTGAAATCCCCGAGAATTTGAAGGAAGGCGAGGCTTTCCAGACGATGGCGACTATCGTTCTTGGTAAGAACGGAAAGGCGGAAGTCATTGAGATTGATGGTATGGCCATCCCTGGTTACGAGAAGAAGTCTAAGGGTAAGAAGATGGCCGAGGGAGGCGAGGAGGAGTATGAGGAGGGCGAGGAGATGGAGGGGGGGTCTACTCCTGGCGGCGGCGGTTTCATTGCCGAGGTGATGCAGCGCGGCGCTGGTCCGATGGCACGATAACCGAAACGCTAAAACGATATGGCTGACATTACATGCGCTGAAACGGCAACGCTGCTAAGCGAGGTTAGCCCTCTTGGGTGCCGCTCGCCGTGGGAGCGTGATATGGCCAAGTTGGCACTTCTCAATCGTATTGCTGATGGCGCTGGAACGGCTGCGGCAAATGCTGCTTCGTTTGGAACGGTTCGCTCGGTTACGGCATCCACTTCAATCGTTTCGAGTGATTTCGCGATTATCGCCAATTCAACAGCGGCAGCGATTACGGTTTCGCTTCCCCCGGCGGCAACGGCCAATGGGCGGATATTCTTCGTGAAGCGCGTGAATGCTGGCGCGAACCATGTCACTGTCGATCCGTTTGGTTCCGAAACGATTGACGGAACGGCAACTTATTCTTTGACGACGCACTGGTCCAAAGTTTCGATCATCAGCAATGGAACGGCGTGGTTCATTGTAGCAGACTAATAATATGGCCGACTCATCCATAACCTGTACCGAAGCTGCTCAGCTTATCGCCGAGGTTTCGGCAACTGGATGTCGTTCTCCGTGGGAGGTGGATATGCTTGAGTTGGCGCTTTTGAATCGTATTTCGGATTCCACTGGCGGCGCGGTCGGATTTCCGCTTACGGCGGATTTGACGTCCATTACGGCTGACGTAACGACGATAACGGCGGACGAGACTCAATTTTAATCTACGGTAAAACCCTTCAATACTTCACATGGCAAAACAAACCATTAACATCGGCGCAGCACCGAACGACGGAACGGGAACTCCGCTTCGCACTTCGTTCGATTACTGCAATCTGAACTTCACGGAGCTGTACACGGCTACTGGCCCGAGCGGCAATAACATCGTCGTTCCTGGCACCGCCACCATCACCGGCGATCTGACGGTGGATACCTCGACGCTGAAGGTTGATTCGACGAACAATCGGGTGGGTATTGGTACGGCGAGTCCGCTTTATGCATTGGACGTTCGCGGTACCATTGCTGGCGGAAATGGAACAATTTTTGGTGGTGTTACATTTTCAAGCCGAACCGAGATTGGTGCGCTTTCAAACCATGATGTAGGAATCATTGCGAATAGCGTCACGCAGTATCTTATCAGCACTGGTGGCAATCACACTTGGTTCAACGGCGGCTCCACCGCCATGACTTTGAATTCTACGGGGCTGGGCGTGGGTACAAGTCCGTCGTACAACATCGACGTATTGGGCGCAACGCTTCCGACGATTGCTGTCCGAGCGACAAGTGCCGGTGCTTCAAATGCGCGGTTATATCTTGAGTGCGCTGGAACCAATAGCGGAAACATTACTTACAACCGTTCGTTGCAAGCTCTTCAGCTTGGGGCAAATGGTCCAACCTCCGGTCAAGTTACATTGGACAGTGCGGGCCAAGTGGGCATAGGCGTTACGCCGAGTGCGACGGATTCAACGTATTATCAAGCACTTGAAATTGGGCGGGTTGGACAGGGTTTGACTGGTGCCAAGAGCGCGCTTACTGGTTCGCCAAACTCATGGTTTTCGAACAACAGCTATGCCACATATTCCGCTGGCATTGTTTGGAACTATGCGGTCAGCCAGCCAGCGGCACAGTACCGATTGGTGGACGCATCGCATCAGTGGTACAGAAGCACTGATGTAACCCCAACCGCTGGCAACGCCATCACTTGGACCCAAGCGATGACCCTCGATGCGAGTGGGAATCTGATTCTGCAATCTTCCGCAACTCCCGCCACGTTGACTGTCAACGGCCAGCTAACCGTCAACGCCACCAGCAACACCAACCTCCGCTTTAGCTATCGCGGATCTGATGGCACAACCCGAGTCGCCAACATCACTCTCGCCTAATCCCATGATTACCCTCTCTTGGATCATTGAACGCCTGTTGGTCAAACCGACCGAAGGCACTCTCACGGACGTTGTGATTACCGCCGACTGGCGATGCAACGGCACCGATGGCACCTACAGCGGCACTTGCTACGGCTCCTGCTCGTTCGCTCCGCCGACCGAGAACTTCACGCCGTACGATCAGCTCACGCAGGATCAAGTCCTCGGCTGGTGCTTCAGCAACGGCGTCGATCAGAGCGCGATTGAGGCGAACGTCTCCGCGCAGATCAACGACCAGATCAACCCGCCGATCATCGCTCCGCCGCTGCCGTGGATGCCGCCGGTTGAAATCGTTCCTCCGATGTTGCCGCAGGTGGAGCCGCCGCTCGTCAATGCGGAAACTCCTGTCGCCGCTGTTGACGAACAGCCGGTTGTTTCGGATGCTCCGGTGGCATGATTACAATCGAACTTACCACTGAGCAGGCCAATCAACTCCTCCAACTCATCGATATCGCTATCAAGGCTGGCGGTTTCCAGAATGCAAAGGTCGGCGTACCTCTGGCCGAACTGATTTTGGAAGCTGCCAAGCAATCGCAGGCGGACACTAACTAACCACCACGATGACGGACCACCACGCATTTTTAAGAGACATCTCAATCGGCGTCGGTGGTCCGGCCATCGGCATTCTGGGGAACGCGGTATTCTCCGATCCTCATCTCAAGACTGCGTCATTGGCACTTGGCGCGCTCGCCGCGCTTCTTACTTGCGTCGTGAAAGCAGTGGAACTGTATCGAAAACTCAAAAACGACAAATGAACGCTAATCTCGCCTCTCTTATCCGCCACATCCTGACCGCTGCCGGTGGATTTATCGTTGCCAAAGGGTTGGCCAGCGCCGATCAGGTTGCTGAATTGGCCGGTGCTGCTGTCAGCATTTCTGGCGTCGCTTGGTCTATGTGGAAGAACAAGCAATCAGCCGCTGCTGCACCCGCCAAACAGACGGAATGAACTTCCTGGCCGACCTCGTTATGAAGCTGGTCATCTGGCTTCATGCGCTGACGACCAAAGACACAACAAATGAAGACGCCAAGAAGCAACCTGATCTTAAGCGTTCTCTTCTTGATCGTGTGCGCGAGCATGAGCGTGAGCTGCGCGAGCCGAGTGATTTACGTCCCCCACGGTGAGCCGGTGAGGCTTGCTGAGGACGTTAAGGCTAAGGTTTGGGTCGTTGACGCGAGCGGCAAATCGGTGCGTAGTCAGAACCGTATTACCATCCATGAAGGCTGGTATGCACTCCCAAAAGAATGAGCAATAACGCACCGTACAAAGGTTCGCCGTCTGTTAAGGTTGGCGGCAGCGGACCTTACAAGCAGTCACCGCCTCCGAAGCCGCCGGTTAAGCCGAAGCCGCAGCCGGTTCCGAGTGGCAGCGGACCGTATCGCGGTAAGTGATTTAAACGAAAATCCCCCGGTGGTAATGAAA